TCGTGGTGATGTTTGCCATGCTCGCTCCAGCGCTTCGCAGCGTTAGGAATCAGTTACCCGTCAGAGTCCTCATCGGCAACCATGTGCCAGGGGTTCCGCCTACCGTACAAATCCACCCGGTCACAACGTACTTGGAGCCTGCGGTTCCAGCCTCCGCAGGATTGCTGTTCTGCACAATATCGCCCTGCGCCCACGTTCCGGTGGTCGGCGCGGCCGTGCCGGTATTCTCTCTCGCCGCAAAGTTTCCCGCCGCCAGCGCGTTGACTTTCTTCGCCACCTCGCGCAGAAACTCCACCAGCTTGACCTGGCCGAGCACTCCAACAATCTGCGGCGACTCGTTGAGTTTCACCGCTGCCCCGCCGGTTTCAGGTCGAAATCAACCGCCGCGGCTTTCCAGTCGCCCGTGGCAGAAACGATGGCCCGGTGAAACCGGCCCGACTGCCGAATGTCAAACTTGCCGCTGGAGTAAGTGCCCGAGCCGCCAGAGCCAAGCGCCGCACCTCGCGCATTCCGCGTCGATCCGGTCACGGTCGCCGTTGTCGGATTGCTCTGATACGCCACCCGCATGCGCGTCAGGCTGCTGACCGTCTGGTCATCGCCAACGTCATACAGGGTCATCGAACTCGACCCGGCCACGCCCGTCATGCTGCTGATCTGGTGGCCCGTTGTCACGGTCGTCAGAAACCGACCGCCGGCCGACCAATACTGCGAGTCAAAGCTCACGCTCGGCAGGCCGTCAATCGTCGCGCTGACGCTTGCCATGCCGTCGATGGTCGTGCCGGCCGCAACGTAGTTCAGCGCCGACTCGATGGTCTGCGTGGCCCGCCCCCACTGCTTGGTGACGAGGCAGTACACCAGCGCCTCATCGACCGTGCCGGACGAGGCCAGCGACGGGTAGAAGATCCACACCGAGTTCTGTTGCTTGTCGTGGACGACGGTCGTTTTGTAGAGGTAGGCCTGGCTGACGTTGTTGTAGAACCATTGCCGCACCTGGCCATCAGCGATGCTTACCGGCCGCGTGCCGTCAAACAGCATGATGTCGGAGCGCCCGACGAAGATGTGCCCAGCGCCGCCGATGTCGGTCACGGCATCAACACCGACGCAGCCGATGTCGCCGGGGATCAGATCCCATTGCCAAACGGCTGGAGAGCCGACGTAGCGCCCCAGGTAGACCGCCCGGTCCTTGTAGGCGATGATCTGGTCACCAAACGACTTGGCCGCGGTGATCGGGCCAGGAGTCGAGACGAGGCGCCCGGTGTTGGCTTGGGTGGACAGAGCCGGCGTCCAAGAAGTCTCATCGTTCAGCGCGCAGCACCACCACCGATCAGGACTATCCCCGTAGGTGCCGTCGTTGGTGTTGAACGCCACCACGAACCCGGAAGCCGCCTCGATTGCCATTGCTTTTGGCGCCGTGGCAATGTCCGCAAACGCGCCCGCCAGGTTGCTGCGCTGGATCGTCGTGGACTTGTTGCTGGCAAGCGTGGCATTGCCAAACTGCACGAAGTCCCAGCGGTCATCCGCCCCGAGCGAGTAGGAGCCGCCGCGGGAAACGTCCGACCATGCGCCGCCGCTCAGTTCGTAGAGCTTGGAAGCCGTCCCGCCAAACACGCGCCGTGTGCCGTCCAGCAGCGTTGCCGCCACCGCCCCGACGCAGGTGGCCGCCAAGGCAGGCACGCCGTTGATGGACGCCGCAGTCGGCGCCCCCTTCATGCCCGAGGCATACGGGATGACGTTGGTGCAGTCCAGAATCGCGCCAGGCGTGGACGAATCGACATCCGGCGTGAATCCGATCAGCGGGGTCATCAGATGGCCCGCACTCGCATGGTCGACCCACTGCGCTGGCCGGCATCGTCAGACGCCTGCAACTGCGCCACCTCGGCCCGGTAGCGCGAGTCCCACAGCGCTACGCGATCCGCATCTCCCAGGTACATGCCAAGCTCACACATCGAGCCGGCGAGGTACACCATCGGGTTGTAGGTCATCACCCAATTGGTCGACGACGAGGCGAGCCCGAGCCGCTGGTAGTAGTCCAGACTCAGGGCATAGGCGCCGTCAGGCGTCGGCCCGAGGATCAGATTGCTGCCGACAGTCGTGTAAACCACGGGCTGGCCGGTCTGGTAGTTGGCCGGGTACTTCCGGTCCATCAGTTCCGGCGTGATGACCGACAGCGCCCCAGGCGGCGAGGTGCCTGAAAGCGTCAGGTTTTCGGCCTCAAGGTAGTCGGTCGGCAACGCCAGCGTCTGCGTGCCAGACGTTGTGGTCAGCGTCGTGTTCGTGACCATTCGGCGCACGCGCAGGTCGCGATTGATCCGCGACTCCGCGGCCGTCACGAAGTCGGGGATAACGCTCGTCAGGTCCGTCCGGTCAGCCCATGACGCGACCGCGGCGAGGAGGTCGGTGTAGGTGGCGAGTGCCATCAGAGCCGCCCATTCCAGACCCGGAAGTGCGCCAGCGCCGGATCACTGATCAGCCGCTTGATGTGGGCCTGGTCCTGCGCCAGTTCCCGCATCGTCAGATGGTTGTCGTTGAGGTACTTCTCGACCATCACGAACGGGATCGAGGCGGCCAGCTTCATGTCGCTGGACGGCCCGGTGAAGCCTTCGTTGTGCCGCGACTTGCACCAGTCCGCGATGGGGGTGCAATCCTGCGTCGTGCCGCTGATCAGCGCGCCGTCTTCCAGCGCGACCGTTGTCGTGACCCCGCCAGGGTTCAGGATGTCGGTGCGCATCACGAGTTGTCCAGCGGGACAATGTTCATCTTCCCGGACGTGGTGCCCTGGATGTAGAACAGCGACGTCTGGCCCTTCGGCACCTGGATGATGACCGCATCGGACGGCTGCACGAGGATGTCGTTTGTCGTCGCCGTCGCCCCGCGCAAGTTGAAGTAGCTTTCGGTCGTGGCCGCCACGCGCAGGTAGTTCGGACGGTTGCCCGACGCATCAACCGGGATCGCGACCGAGTTGGCCGCGCCGGTCGTGACGGTCACGCCGGCAGCATTGCTCGTGATGAATGCGCCGTTGTAAGTCTGTGCCATGCTCTTGCTCCAGCGCCTCGCGGCGTTAAGAGAGACGCCCCCGAAGGGGCGCCCAGGTCAGGCCGGGGCCAGGGTGACGGTGATGCTGCCGACGCCCGTCGCGCCGACTGCGCCGCTGATCACCACGCCGATGCGATTGCCAGCAGCCACGTCGACCACGCCAGAAGTCGCGGAGAGCGTCAGCGCAACCTGCGTATTCGCCGTGGCCTGCAGGTTGGCCGTGCCGGAATGCAACGCGGTGCCAGAACCAAGCGCAGTGCCGGACGGTGCCTTGTAGACCGTTGCCGTGACCGCATTGGCCGCCGCGACGTCCGTGATGTGCTGGATGCTCTTGACAATCATCCTGCGCGTCAGCACGGGGCCGCTGACGGTCAGCACCGCAGCAGTCGTCGTGACCGCGTTCCACGGAAAGTTGAAGACGATGAACTCGCCATCGGTCAGGTCGGTGCCCTGCAGGCCAGCCGACATGTCGGCGTTTTGCTTCAGATTGATGGACATGAATTGCTCCTGTAGTTGGAGACAGGGGCCGAAGCCCCCGTCATGTCATCACTGGACGTCGTAGATGGCGCCGTGAGCCTTCGGAGCGCGGCATTCCATCGTGTACTCCACGATCAGCTCGCGCTTCTCGGCATCGCCGGTGGGCGCGATCTCCTTGGTGAAGAACGGCCGGTAGTAGGCAATCGCCAACTTGTCCGACTGCAGCACAAACACGTCGCGGGTCGCCATGAAGCGATTCGGCACGGCCTGCAGGGTGCCGAAGTCCGACACGTAGAAGTCGACCGACGCATAGAGCTTGGCGTCTTCGGACTTGTCCATGCGCGTGGCGTTGCCGGTAAAGCCCGAGAACGTCTGCTTCAGCGTCGGCGGCAGCATGATCGTGTCGGGCATGCCGCCGTTCGTGAATACCTGCTGCAGCACGTCCTTGACTTGCGATTCGGAGAAGTTGCGCAGGGTGCCCTGGGTGTAGCCGGTGTTGCCGGTATAGCTGGCCAGCGTGCCGCCATTGCGGTTCACGTTGTCCACCAGCCAGCCGCGCAGGCCACGAGACTGCCGCGGCGAAGTCGCCAGCACGTCGGATTGGGTCAGGCCGGCTTCCATGTCACGCTTGATTTCCAAGCTCGCCAGGGAGAGCTGGTAGCCCAGCATGTCCTTGATGCCGGCCGTGGTAGCGGCCTGCTCCGAGCCGGACACGATCACGGTCTTGGTGCTGATCTGCGTGCGGTTGTTCAGGCGGGCCGTTGCGGTCACCGTCTTGGCCGATGCGTCGTCGCCTTCAGCCTGGGCATTCCAGGGCGTCGTGGCGACAGCAGCCAGATCTTGAACCTGCCACTCATGCAGCGTGTTTGTGGCCTTGGTGCGCGATGCCAGGTTCAAGACCGGCGTTTGCGTCGGGGAGATGCGGTAGACGATGTCGGTCAGGTCTTCGCGGCGGGCGAGGTCCGAAGTCGTCAGGAAGGTATTGGTTGGTGCAGTCATTTCAAACTCCAGCGCCTCTCGGCGTTAAGGGTTCAATTCAAAAGGGACGAGAACAGCGCTGCTGCATCTTCAACCCGGCCGGACTTCGCAAGCCTCTGATACGAGGCCCCGCGCTTGTCCAGAGGGGCGGAATCGTTGCCGCCAGGCCGCTCGACCTTTGTCGGCAGCGTGGCGACCTTCTTTGCCGCAGCCGATGCTTTGCTGACCATCTGGTCATACAGCATCGCCTTGCGGGCCAGAATCACCGCTCTCGCGTCGTTGATGTTGTTCAGGCTGTCCGGCTCGTAGCCCTCTTTCACGAGGAACTCACGAATCGCCGCCTGTTCGGCCTTGGCCTTGGCCTCGTCGCGCCACTCGGGCAACTTGGCAAGCAGTGCTTGCTGTTGCGTCTCCAAGTGCGTCCTAAACGCTGCCTCTTGCTCTGCCTTAATTTGGGCCTCTGTCGAGACCCGCGCCTGTTGAATCTGCGCCAGTTGGGCTTGTCTGGTTTCGGCCAGGTGCCGCTGTCGCAGATACTCTACAGGATCGGCCGTCAAAAGGGAATCCCAATCGACGGATTTTTGTTGCTCTTGCAGCGCGCCTTCGACTTGCGCCTGCATTCGAGCGAGATTCGTGACGTAGTTTTGCCGCTCGGCCGCCACCTTGGCCTTTTCGGCCTCGACGGCTTTGCGCTCGTCGGCCGCGGCCATTGTCTTGCGGGTGTAGTCGGCCTGCATCAGCCGCTCGGCCGCCAGTTTGTCGGCCTTGTCTTTGGGCAGTTGGACCTTGAACCCGTCAATGTCCACCTCGACCAATTCAGGCTCGGCCGGCGTTTCCTCGGCCTGGGCTTCCTCGGCCTTAAGTTCTGGCTGACTTTCCTCGGCCGGCTCCTTCTTCGCCTCGGGATCGAGAGCTGCCGCAAACAGCGCCGCAGCGCCGTCCAAGTTCACTGCATTGGATTCCGTTGCCGGATTGTCCATCATTGCACCTCTGCCGACGCGTCACCGCGCTGGGCAAAACGATCAGCTATTGCCCGCTGACCAAGGGAAGTTCTAGCGTCTGCCGATACCGAGTAGTATATGAAATCGCACCGGCCCGCACTGGAATTGAATACCCGGCATCAATCTCAGCCGCCAGCGGGTCAGGGCAAGACGCATATTGAATGTAGCCCGCGCTGGCCCCGGCCGCCGTGCTGATCACGCTGCGCGTGAAAACGTCCCACGCAGCCTGTCGCGCAGCGTCTGCTTGTGTTCCAGATCCAGCATCGCCAGTTTGCCGGTCTCCATCGTGGTCTGCAGCGTTGCCTTGACCTTTGACAGCATCTGGAGATACTGCCAGAGACTTTGGCGGCCGGCCTCGTCTCTTGCGGGCGACTTCTTCCATTGCTCGACAATCTCCTGCTCGATGGATTCAAACGCGGCAATGTATGCCTCGTTTTCGATCACCTCCTTGGCGCGATTGCCAAGGTAGATTCTTTGTTCGATGGTCGCCTGTTTACTCATGCAATGCCCCTTCCAGGCCGCAGCGGTGCGCCGGCATTCCTACCACCCGCAGGGATTCGCACATCGCCCGCTCGCCGGTAATCAGATTCGGCACCGCATCGCATAGCGCCGGGTCGCCGACAGTGTAGGGCTGCCCATACTGATTACGCGCATGAATGCAGGTGGCGCAGAGTTTGACGTTAGCCGTCAAAACCTCGAGTTCCGGCTGGTTGTGCGGGTGGAATGCGTCGATATTCATGCTATCGCCATCAGTAGAACCTCAGTATCTTCCTCGTCTTGCCACTGCTGCATCACGCGATACAGCGCCAGGATCTCGCCAAAGTCCCGTTGACGAAACAGCGCGAGCACCTTCTTCTCTTCGCCCCAGGCTTTGGCCGCTCGCTTGATCTGCGCGACAGGCACTGCCTCGGGCAGCGGCTCGTCGGCCGGCGCCTCGATCTCCACCGGCTGCGTCGTGGCTTTGCGTGCGGTTTCGGCCTCCAGCGCCTCGATGGCCGCGGCTGCGCTTGAAAACGTCACCAGCCGATTGCCGACCCGCTGGATGTATCGTTTGCGCGCCTCGCTTGTCGATGACCCGCCGCCAATGCCAAACGGCGCCAGGCCCTGCATTGCCACCAGCCGCCCGGCGAGAACCCCTCCGGACAGGCCCTGCGTGGCAATTTGGCGTGCCGATAGCATCAGGCCGTCCTCGTCACCGTGATCGTGCCGGCGTTATCGCTGATCGTCTGCGCGAGCGTGCCGGCCGTGCGGGTCGTCGGCGTCACCACCAGCGGAGATGCGGTCACCAGCCCGTGCACCAGGGCAAGGCTCGCCATGTTCGCCTGCGTGTCAATGGCTGAGTAGGCCCTGCTCGGGTCCATCTGGATGCTTCCAGACGTGGCTGATATCACCGTCGTGCCATCGGATCGGTGTAGGTAGCCGCCAGCAATGATCACTGGCCCTGCCGCAAGGTTGAAGAGTTTCACATCTGCGACGGTCGTGTCAATCTTGAAGTTCAGTGAGTCTTCGGCCACCACCACGCCGAACAGCGACTGAATGCCGCCCGAGGTCGTCTGCTCGTAGCACGTCCAGGCGTAGAGCCGCTGCGCACTCGTTGTGCCGCCGCCGCTCAGGTCGATGTACAGGTGCGGGATGTCGGCCGAAAACTCGGTCAGCGTCGATCCGTTCAGTCCGATGCCGGCGTACACCGAGTCGACCACCTGGGCGACCGTGATCGTCGCGCCCGAGCTGGTGAGCGTGGCGGTTGTGGTGGACGGCAGGTAGGCCGTGGTGCCCGATTGGTAAGCCGCCCGGATGCGCAGCGAGTGGTTGGTGGTCCAGGTGACGTTGAGCAGCAGGCTGGTGCCCGGCACGCCGTTGTAGAGTTCTGCGGCACCGGTCGTGTCATAGACCTGCACCCGGCTGCCGTTGACAATGCCGCTGATGTTGACGGGCACATAGGCGCCACCGGTGTAGGTGATGGGCACCGTCGATGCGCCAGCGCCGCTGAACGTGTGCGACCCCAGTGCCAGGGTGCCCGAACCGGTGAGCGATCCCGATAGGGTCAAGTTTGCCGCCAAAGCGAAAGTCACGCCGTCAGAGCTGGTCATGATCGGCGTCAGCAGATTCGTGGCTTCGTACCACTGCATCCAGTCGTAGACCTCGCGGATGCTGCGCGTGCCGCTGATCGTGAGCGTACCGGCCGAATAGCTGATGCCCGACAAGGCGCCGGCCGATGCTTCCGACAACTGAACCACCGGGTCGACGGTCAGCGCGGCCGTGATCGCCGGGTAGTACCCGTAGTGCCGGGTGTACTGAATCATTGGGTAGTGATACACCCCGTCCAGCCACGCAAAACCCGCGATGTTGCTGGATTGAATGGTCAGCGTTGCCGTGATGTCGCCAGTGTTTGTCGGCGTGAACGTGAACGAAAACCCAAACCACTGGTTGGCCGTGGCCGTGCAGGTATAGGTCTGCGACACGCCCTGCCCCGACAGCGTGATGATCGGCGGAGTGGCCGTGCCGTAGTTGGTATCAAACCGCAGGTATCCCTTGACGGTTTGGGCAATGCCGCTAACCGCCGGAATAGTGAAAATGTAGCCGCCTACCACGCTGGCGGCCGTGGGGTTCAATTTGACCGCCGCCGTGCCGCGATTGCGCGTCGAGGTGTCGTCGGTGGCGTCCAGGGTATAGGCCCGAACACGGTTGTCGGTTGTGACGGCACCGACCCGGTTGAGCCGCACAAACGATGCCGGGTTGGGCGCAACGGCGCCACCGATCAGCGAGGTCGTTAGCGATGCGCTGTCGAGGTTGGCGTCCCACAACGTCAGGTTCGCCAGGCATCCGATGGCGCGATAGTCCGCCAGTCGAGTGGTGGCGTGCGTCGAGCCGCCATACATCGTGACCGTACCAGTGCCGGCCGAAAAAATCTTGGCGTTACTGTAAAGGTCTGCAGCGTTCAACGTGATGGATTGGCAAGCGTCGAAACTGACGCATTCGGCCGCCCCCGCCACATACCCCGAAAAAGCAAAATCAATGGCTTGCGATGTTGCGCAATTGATGCCGGTCACCGCCCGATAAATATAGGCGTTGACGGTCGCCGTGGCGACGTTGGTGCGAATGCCGGATGAATTCTGCGCATACACCAAACTGTCGTTGATCACAGTGCGGTTGACGCTGTGAGCGCCTGACACTTGAAGACCCACGGCAATGCCCGTGCCCGTCGAATCCACGGCAACCCGCCGCACGTTGACCTTGCTGTCCGGGATGGTTGCGATCTGCAAACTTAACGCGCCGTTGTAGACGTTTGCACCGTTGCCTGTCCATCCGTTGCCGATGTCTTGAATCCACAAGTCGCCAATGTCGACCTCGCCGCCGGTGTTGGTCGTGGCGCACGCGATGGCGACCACGCCTCCGGTGGCGACGGTCATGGGCGATAGCTTGATGTTGCTGGTCAGGTTGCCGACCCGGCATCCAGCGGCGCGTGCATTGGTGATTGCCCCCACCGTCCATGTCGGCGCCGAGCCTCCCGAAATGGTGACGATTTGCGCCCGCGACGGGTCGTTGGTGTCTGTCGCAATGACCAGCCGGTCGCCAATGGCCCACCCGACCGACGCGGCAACGGTGATGCTGGTTGCGCCGGCCAGCGTGCTGCCGGTCAGCGTGGTGTTGCGGGTGCGCTGGACCCCGACCGCCCTGAAAGTGGGGTTGAGCACCGTCGGCGCGACCAGGCCATGCTTGTTGAGTGCAAGCGCCGCGCTGTCGTTCAGGATGATGTTGCAGGTCGTGCTGGACGGCAGTGGGTCGCCGGTTGACCCCAGGTCGATGCAGCCATTGGCATCCAGGGCCAGCGTGCCGCGGCACGTCAGGCTGCTGCTGGTCGAGCGCGACGCCTTGAGCGTGCCGCTGACGCAAATCGCGTTGGACGCGGGCGTGACGCTACTGGTGTCGTCGCCCCAAGTGTGCGTGGCGTTGAGCTCGACAACGTGCCCACGGTTGTAGACCGTGGTGGCCGCAGCAGGGATCGCCACGATAAGCGCGCCGACCGTCAGCACCTTGGTGCCGCTGTTCCAGCCGCTGATGACGTAGTAGTTGGGGTCGGTCCCAAACTGCACGGCCTCGCCCACCACATAGGAGCCCGCAGCCACCGCGCCGGTCAGCGTGATCGCCGTGGCGCCGATGGAATAGCCGGCCGTGTCGGTCGTGAAATTGTTGGTGGCCGTGCCGGTGCGTTGGATGGTGACCTTGTCCCCCACAACAGGGACAACGCCGCCAGTCCATGTGCCTGGCGCATTGCTCAGGCCGCAGGCAGCGGATGTGATGCTGGCCATTTACGCGATCCCCTGCGCCCGGCCTGCGGCGTCTCGGATGATCGTCTTTGGTTGGCCCATCTTTTCCAGCGCCGCCCGGAAGCCTTCGATTGCCACCGCCAGCGCGTTGTTCGTGTCGTCGGGCGTCTGAGCCATCACCGGGGCCGCCTGGCCCGCTCCAGCGGCCTGCATCTTCAACTGCTCCAGATAGATCGCCGTCTGCGCCTGCAGTTCGGCCTTCCAGCGCTCAAACTCGATGTCACGCTGGTGTTGCGCGTCAGCTTGCGCCGCCTTGTACTGCTCCAACTGCATCTCGGCGGCCACCTCGGAATTTTTCTGCTGCGCCTCGACCTGCTGTCGGTGCGTGTCCACTTGGGCTTGCATCTGCATGCGCTCGCGTTCGACCTGAATCTCGGCTTGCTTGGCCTGCGTGTCGGTCTGCGCCTTCATCTGCGCCTTCATCTGCTCAATCTCCATCGGCCCTGGCTGCGGCGGCCGCGGCGGCGCCTTTGCCGGGTCCGTGAAGAACTTGTCCGCCGACTTGAAGCCCAGCGCCTTCACCAGCTCGGCCTGCGCCTGATAGACGTTCTCCGGCGTGGCCGTCTGGATCTGCAAGCCCATGTCCTGCTGCTGCCTGAGCGCCATCAGATGGGCGACCTGCTGGTCCTTGTTGCCGGTGCCGAGGCCGACATTGATGGACACCTCGAAACCGTTGCGCCATTCCCTCGGGTTGCACGGGAACCACTCCCCGCGCAGATTCACGATCTGTTCCTTCTGCGTGTACTGCGAGCAGAGCTTGAGCATCATGCGAAACAATTCGCGGAAACCTTCGGCAAAGTTTCTCGCAATCAGGTCAAGGCGCATGTCGGCGCGATTGGTGATGATGTTTACACCACCCAGAGTATGGTTCAGGGAATCCGCGTCGGAGCCCTGGTTATACCGAGTCCAGCCCGTCGATTCTTCGTTGAACTGGTTCATGTACTCCAGCAAACTCATCCCGAGTTGCGTGTCGCCTGCGCCTTGATCCAGCCGGCCTGCCATTCCGGCTTGCTTCATCCGAACGATTCCACCGGGCCGCGTGGTCAGCAAATCGTCCAAATTCACCTGGCCGTCAACGGCAAAATATCGCCCGTTGACCTGCAGGTACATATTGTCCAGCACGCCGCGCAGAATGCTGGTTTTGCTGCGCTGGCCTTCCATCCCCAAATCAGCCACCGACAGGCCAAAGAACTTGTGCGGCATCGGGATCGGCGTGATGCTTACGAACGGCGCGATATCGACAATCTCGTTTTCAAGAATCTCGCCGCCAGCGCGAACGACCTTGCGAAGCTCGGCAATGCCGTCGCCGTCGTAGTCGCAGCGGATGTAGCACTCGGTCACCCAGACAATGCGCTGCGAGTCGTCGGAGCTCAGTTGTTGGTCAGATCCGATGTAGGCCATCTCGTCATCCCAGCCCAACCTCTCGACGCGCTCCATGTTGAACGCCGTCGATTGATCGTCGCCGCTGATGTTGTCGACGTTCTTGTAGCCCATTGACTTGAGTTCGCTCATCGTCCGCATGACGCGGTGGCCGACGAACGGGGCATCGGCGATGGACTTGGCCTTGCGCGAGATCAGGAACTCTTCGGGCGGCACGTTCTCGACGCAGACCCGGCCGCCTGGCTTGGTGCGCTTGCAGCCCACGTCGTAGAGCATCGCGGGCGGCTGGGCCTGGATGCCGGCAATTTGCTGTTGCATCGCCTGGATGGCCTGCTGTGCGCGCTGGTCACCCGCCTGGGCCGGACCCATTGCCTGCTGGATCTGCTCCGTCAAGTGCTGGATCGCTTCCTTGCGTTGCTCGGCGTCCTCCTCGTCAGGGTAGGACTTCTGATCGACGATCTCGATCTCTTCATCGTCCATCAGGTCGGACAGTTCCACCGCCGACATGCCGGTGTATTCCTCCCGCGTCTCTTCGCTGCGCGTGTCCCACCAGACTTTCACGATGCCGTTCTTGCTGAGAAGGGCATCCTTCATCCATGTGTAAGTGATCTTGTCGCCGGGGTTTTTGACGTGGTAGAGATAGTTGATGTAGTCCGTCGCCTGATCGGCCTTGCCCTCTTCTCCGGGCTTGGTCGGCAGAAACTCGACCACGCGGTCCGACCCGCTGAACTTCACCATCAACTGCGGCAGCATCGACTCGATGGTGTTGCGAACGTCCGGCGAAATCACGGACGACCGGCCTTCCACCTCGGGAGGCGCCAAGTCCAACTTCGGCTCGGCGAGATAGTAGACCATCGCCTTCTGACGCTGCAGAGCCAGCTTGCCGGACCAGTAGCCCACCGCCTGGCGCATCTCGCTGTCGGTGATGGCCTTCAGCGTCTCGTCGTTCATTTGAGCCATAGTCGGGATACCTCACGGTATTGCCGGTGGAGAATCAGGGGCGCATTCTACGCGTGGTGCAACTTCGGGTAGTTGATCTTCCCGCCCCATTCGTCATTGGACATCTGATCGGCCGTCAGCGCCAGATACCTGAATGCGTCCGCGCCGTGGCTGAATTCGTCGTGGATCGGGTTTCCAGGCTCATTCGTCGCGCTGTTGATC